GAAGCAATGTCTAAAGTAGAAGGAAGTATCCAAGCCAAACGAGATGCAAAGGGCAAAATATCAAAAGTTGATGAGCCTAAAGTAGTACAGTTAAAAGTGGATAAAGTTAGCGAAGCTAAGCCAACAGAAGGTACGAGCAAAGCTGAATAATAATAAAGGGGCTTGATCACTGAAGTGAAATAGCCCCCTTATTTAATAAGAGTGGTACGCATCTGTTCTTATATATCAAGGGATAAAAATCGCTTTGAAAAAGCGCGAAAAAAAACAAGATGATAAACGTAGTACTAGGGATAATAATAATATTAATAATAAATAAAACAGAAGAAATATGAGTTGGTTAAGTGATACAACAGGTGGAGCAGCAACAACCCAATTACTGGGTATGATTGGTGGACACCAACAAGAAAGAAGAAATTACAGAAATAATCAAAAATTGATGGGTTTACAAAACCAATATCAAAGAGGATTAAATCAGCAAGGACATGACTTGCAGATGGACATGTGGAATAAAACAAATTATGGAGCACAAGTAGAACATATGAAAAATGCAGGGTTAAACCCAGCGTTAATGTACAAAGGAGCTGGAGCTGGAGGAACAACTGGAAGCCAAGGAGGTGGAAGTGCAAGCATGGGAAGTAGTCAACAAGGAAAAATAATGGATTTACAAAACATGTTAGTAGGAGCACAAATCAAAGATTTAAATGCAGGTGCAGAAAAGAAGAAAGCTGAAGCGGATGCAATAGGTGGATATCAAAAAGATGAATCAGGTTCAAGAACAAGCTTAAATGTAAATAAAGGATTGGAAGCAATTGCTAAAGCGAAAAATTTAGATGAAGACACTAAATTGAAAGTAGAACAAAAATTAAAAACAACAATGGAGAAAGATGGTCAAGAAATAAAAAATACGTTAGACCAAATAAAAGTAGATAAAAATGCAACAGGAAGTACATTTTTAGATATGATGAATAGTGTGGGATTAGACCCAACAAATAATGAAGAACACAAATGGATAGTAAGGGGAATAATGACAGCATACTTTGGAGCAGATGTAATAAGCAAAGTAGCAAAAGCATTCCCGAAAGCAGTAGCAGATACAATACTAAGATTCTTTGGAATAACAGCAAGTAAGTAAAAGATGTGTTTGTATCCAAGATTGATACGAAACAGGAAATATACTGAAACAAAAAAGAATGGGGGGAACATCCCCCCTATTCAAGACAAAAGAGTATTAATGGTACCTGTAGGGTGTGGAAAATGTATAGAGTGTAAAAAACAAAAAGCAAGAAACTGGCAAGTAAGACTGCAAGAAGATATTCGAGTTAACAAAAACGCGAAGTTTGTCACTTACACGTTTTCGGAACACGAGTTACAAAAACTAGATAATGAGATAAAAGGATTAAGTGGCTATGCAAGAGATAATGAGATATGCAGATTAGCAGTAAGAAGATATACAGAAAGATGGAGAAAAAAATATGGAAAAACGTTGAGACATTGGTTAGTGACAGAATTGGGACACGCGAATACAGAGAGAGTGCATATGCACGGTATTGTGTGGACAGACAAAGTGAAGGATATAGGGGATATATGGAAATATGGAAAAATATGGATTGGAGAATATGTGAATGCGAAAACGATAAATTATATCGTGAAATATGTGAATAAAGTAGATGCAAGTCATAAAACGTATAATAGTAAAATATTTACTAGTCAAGGGATTGGTAAAGAGTATGTAAATAGACGAGATAGTAAGCGTAATAAATATAAGAAAGAAAAAACGATAGAAACGTATAAAACTCGTGAGGGAGTAGAGTTAGCTCTACCAGTGTATTATAGAAACAAAATCTATAACGAAGACGAAAGAGAACGTCTCTGGTTAGAAAAATTAGATAAGGAAGAGAGATATGTATGTGGTGTGAAAGTGGATATAAGTCAAGGTGAAGAAGAGTATTATAAGCTATTAGAAATGATGAGACAAAAAAATAAGAGATTAGGATATGGTGATGATGCGAAAAATTGGGAGCTTAAAAAATATGAAAATGAGCGTAGAAACTTGAAAAAGTTAGAAAGATTGCAGAAGCTATATGGGGTGGGGCAGAGAAAAGTTGCATAGTTAAAAAAAAATAGTATATTAGTAAAAAATTGGTGATCTAAAGTACCAATTTAAAACAAAAAAGTTTACAGGTTACGTAACCTGTTAAACATAGTATAAATTATAGGACAAATTAAAAATGTTACAACTTGTAACAGATATTTGTAACCTATTAAAAATATGTAAAATGGGATACAACAGAGAACAATACAATCATTTAATCAAATCAAGACGAGAAGAAAGGAGGTATAATTATGAAGAGCCTCTCTGGAAAACTGAATCCATGTACGTGGATACGGCAACGGGAGAAATCATCCTAAAAAGAAGATTAGAGAACGGAGAATACGTAAAAATAAAATCAACAACTAAATACAGTAAAGATGGAAAAACAAAAATTAAAACAATTACAACCGAATGCGAAGAAAGTAAACAACAAAGACTCTGGCGATGGTAATAAACAAACAATTGAAAGGATAGAAATAAAAGATAGTCCTTTTCATGTAATAACAATAGATGGAGAAAGCTTTGGAGTTATGGGGGATTATAGATTAACCGAAAAAGCAAAAACTAAAGAAGAAGTAATTGAAGAATTAGAAAAAATTACGTGGAACAGAATCGTACAAGTAGTGATGCTACTAGAAGAAGTAAGAACAAAAATTAACAACAAAATTAAAGAACAAGTATGAAAACAGAAATAGGCGGAGATAGATTAGGCTCCGGAAATAAACAAGAAGTAAGTCTAAGAAATTACGAAAGAAGTAGTCATGACCTAGGATACATATGGAGAAGCTCAATGGCATCAGGTACATTAGTGCCATTTATGAGCGAAGTAGCATTACCGGGAGATAGTTTCGATATAGACTTAGACTGTGATGTGAAAACGTTACCAACAGTAGGACCGTTATTCGGAAGTTATAAAGTGCAATTAGATGTGTTTCAATGTCCAGTGAGATTATATAATGGGAAATTACACATGAATATGCTGAATATAGGAATGGATATGAGTCAAATATTATTGCCACAATTAAAAATGGAAGCAATATATGATGCAAATGAAGGAGATAATCAACAGGTAAATTCGAGTAGTATATACTCATATTTAAATATGAGAGGATTAGGAAGACCAATAAATGCAATAGATACATATGTAAGAAGGTATTTTAACGCAATACCATATCTAGGTTATTGGGATATATATAAAAATTACTATGCAAATAAACAAGAAGAAAGAGGATATGTAATACATGCAAGCGATTTAAGTAATGCGTTTACATTTGAAAGTTGTGATGTAATAGTTGATGGAGTATCAACAGGAGTAACAACAGATATATTTGGAGTGAGTGCAGATGTAAATAGTGATGCACAAAGTGGTGAATTGCCAAGTGTAAGTATACAAGGAGAATTTCAATGGGAAAATGCGGGAGCAGAATATGGAAGTTTAGACTTTAGTACAATAACAATAAATATAGATGGTACAGACTTCGCATTAACAGACTTATTTACAAATATAGTAGAAGGAACAATACCAGGAGATTTAGGCAGATATGTAATAGCAACTGGATATGTAGGAACAAGAGGAGACGTAGCTTGGCAATGTGATACAACAAGTGTAAGTAATACATTACCAGTAGGAGAAGGACAACCACAACTGACAGAATTTCCGTTAGATAATATCGATGATATGAGAATGGATATACTAGAAGCAGTAAGAGATACGACAGCGTTTGAAATTAATAAAGATAGTGCGAGCCCATATGGATTGGGATTAGGTAAAGCGGAAGCTGGAGGGTCAGATATATTATGGAAATCAGCATATAAAAAAGCAAGTCAAGAAGGATTAGGAATAAAAACTTATCAAAGTGATTTATTCAATAACTGGATTAGTACAGAATGGATTGATGGTAGTAATGGAATTAATGAAGTAACAGCAGTAAGTACGGCAGGAGATGAATTTACAATAGATAGCTTAAACTTAGCAAATAAAGTATATAATATGTTAAATAGAATAGCGATAAGTGGTGGAAGTTATGACGACTGGCTAGATGCAGTCTATACGCATGAAAGAGCAAAAAGCTGTGAAAACCCTATTTATCATGGAAGTTTAATAAAAGAGCTAGGATTTGAAGAAGTAGTTAGTTTAAGTGATGTAAACGATGTAAATGGAGAAGCGCAACCGTTAGGAACATTAGCAGGACGTGGAAGATTGACTGGAAAAAATAAAGGTGGTAAAATAAAGATTAAAGTAGATGAGCCGAGTTATATAATCGGATTAGTAAGCTTAACGCCGAGAATAGACTATAGTCAAGGTAATAAATGGGATACAAATCTAAAAACAATGAATGATTTGCATAAACCAGCGTTAGACGCAATAGGATATCAAGATTTGATAACAGACCAAATGGCATGGTTTGATACGGAAGTGGGAACAACTGGAAATATAACATATAATACAGCAGGTAAACAACCAGCATGGATAAACTATATGACAAATGTAAATCAAACTAGAGGAAGTTTCGCAGAACAAGGAAATAGTATGTTTATGACATTAAACAGAAGATATGAACAAGGAACAACAGGAATAGAAGATTTAACGACGTATGTAGACCCAAGTAAGTATAATGAAATATTTGCGCAGACAAGCTTAGATAGTCAAAATTTCTGGGTACAAATTAGTAATAAGATACTAGCAAGAAGAAAAATGAGTGCGAAAGTAATACCTAACCTATAAAAAATGAAATAATGTATAAGTATAGAAAACCGAGTAAAAGTAGCCTAACAAGTGTAGAAACTGTAGAAGGAGAGCCAATAGAACACAAGATTGAGAGAATTGTGAGTAACAAAGAGCCAATAAGTGATGGGGCGCCTGAAATATTTACGGAACGTAAAGAAGGTGT